TCCTGTTTATGACAGGGTGCGAAGACCGCTATCGCTATCCTTGCCAAGACCCAAAGAATTGGAATAGTGAAGAATGTAAGCCACCAATTTGTACAGCAGCAGGAACTTGTCCTGAGATGCTTGTTAAACCAGAGGAGAAGAAGTGATGCCAACAATTGGATATAAACCTAATAACCGCCTAACTGCTGATGAGATTGAAGTCAGAGTATGGGCATTTGTCATTGTGGTGCTGGTCACTATTCTGCTAGCTTCTATGGGTATGTTTCTCTACTCAGTGAGTTTTGTTACACAGCCTATGAATGGCAGCATGGCTGCAATTGATAAGGTGTATACACAGCAGATCTCAACAATAATGGTTTTCATCACTGGTGTGTTAGGTGGTGTTGCTGGACGCTCTGGTGTCAAGGCAATTGCCAACGCAAGCGCTAAGGCAGAAGCCAACGACAATGATCCCCCTGCCCCATGAGCATCCTTAACCCCTACATACTTTTAACCGTCTTGCTGGCTGTTCTAAGCAGTTTTGGAGGGGGTTATTGGAAGGGTGGTCATGATGCTCACATGAAACAACAAGCTGAAATTGCTGCTTTGAATGAGAAGGCTAGAGAGACAGAGAAGCAAATGGCTGTAGTAGCCACAACATATGCAGATACATTAAGAAAGTCTAACAAAGATGCTGAAAAGAAAATCACTACTCTTAGGGCTAACATTGCCACTGGTGATCTGCGCTTGTCAATCCCCACCCAAAGCTCCGTATGTTCCACCTCAGATGCCTCCACTACCGCTGGAGATAACAGCGGAGAAACACGAACCGAACTTGACAGATCGGTTGCTGAATCTCTTATCGCCATCACAGCCGAAGGCGACACAGCCATAAGAAAGCTTAATGCTTGTATTGAAACCTATAACACTTTAAGGAATATGAAATGAATTTAACAACCAACTTCTCTTTACATGAGCTTACCAAGTCTGAGACTGCTTTGCGTTTAGGTTTGGACAACACACCTAATGAAGCAGCCATTGCTAGCCTTAAACTCTTGTGCGAGAAAGTATTACAACCTGTTAGAGATCATTATCAAAAAGGTGTAAAGTGTAATAGTGCATTTCGCAGTGCGGAAAGTAATGCAGCAGTCGGAGGATCTCGTACCTCAGACCATGTCAAGGGCCAAGCAGCCGATATAGAAATACCCGGTGTTGCTAATGCTGAGCTTGCTCAGTGGATTATGGACAACTTAGAATATACACAGCTTATATTAGAATTTTACACTCCCGGCATTCCTGACAGCGGGTGGGTACATGTTTCCTATGACCCAAACAACCTCAAGAAACAAGAGTTGACAGCAACCAAACAAAATGGTAAGACAGTGTATTTAAATGGACTTGTTGCTTAAGCGGTGATATAGTGTCTCCAAACCACCTGAACATAATTGGTAGGGAATATGAGATTGTTTATTTAGATGAATTAAAAGACGCTGTTGGTGAATGCGACTATGACAGTTTAAAAATAAAAATACAGAAGGGTCAGCCCCTACCACTAGAAGTGGACACAGTGTTACATGAAACTGTACATGCAATAGATAATGCTATGCAGCTTAATATGAGCGAAAGACAAGTGTATTGTTTGACTACAGGATTGATATCAGTGTTAAAAGATAATCAACATTTTTTAGAATATTTGTATAGGGTAGTAAAGAAATGAAAGAAAATTTCACAGCAACACAGAAGGAAGTTGTAGCCAGAAAGATGGGCTATGATGGCCCTATGCAAATGTTTGATGAGTTCTTAATGTCTAGACCATCAGACGCACAGAGATATGCTTCCATCACTCCTAAGTTTGCTGAGAACATGGCTAAGGGTGGTATGGTTGGATATGCACAAGGTGGTGCTGTAGCTGCTCCTAAAAGTAAAGCTTCTTATATCATTGAACAATATATGAAATCAATAGGACAAGACCCAGCTAAAAGACTCAACACTATTTATAGGTCTGTTAAATTAGGAGACTCCATCCTGTTGCAGGAGAACGAGTCTGTCTTAGAGCTTAGAAAGATTAAGCCGGGTGTCGTGTATTGTCATTTATATTCTTTGGATAAACCAATGACACTAGTTAAATCACTTACTAAGTTTATTCAAAAAATAAAACAATCTGATATTAAAGTAATATATGGCCCAACGCCAGACAATAATCAGATTGTTCCGTTGTTAACAAGTTTAGGTGTTCCTGTAACTAAGTCAGATATTCCTGAATTTTATTGGAAGGCCACAATATGAGATATAGTAATAGTTTAGCTCTTTTAGGAATACCTTCATTACCAAGTAATGCGTTTAAGCACGTAGGTAATAGGCAGATTAAACTGTATGGTGGTGATGATCCCATTAGTGATTTTGCTGATAATACTCTCGGCTTAGACGACAGTGGCGGTATTGGTGGCACTGTTAAAGAAGTTGGAGCACAAGTTGATGACTTTGTAAACGATGCTATTCCCGGAGGCTGGGTAACTGTTGCTGTTGTTGCTGGTGGTTATCTCTATGGGGCTGAGATGCTTGCTGCTGAAGGAGCCGCTACTGCTGGCTCAACAGAGGCCGCTGCTTTAGCAGCCAAAGAAGCTGCTGCGGCTAATGCGTTAGCAGCGGGTAATACTTCTGCATATGCCGGTACTTCACTTGCTTCTGTACCTGCTGGCGCTTACACTGGTGTAACAGCTAGTAGTCTTCCTACACAGCTTGATTACAGTTTTGGCTCTGGGGCTTCTGGAGCGCCTTCCTTTACAGCAGCACCATCTGTAACTCCTTTACCAGCAGGTGGAACACCTATTAGCTTTGATCTTGCAGCACCTGTAACAGAAGGCGTTGTAAAAGGAGCTACTCCTAATTTAACTTCTTCTATAAATCCATTTTCGCCTACTGGCATGGGTGGAGCACAAGGACTCACTGTTCCTTCTGCTACCGGCGTGGGAACAGTGTCTGCTGCTGGAACATTCGGTACAGCCAACGCAGTCAACCCTGCTGGTACAAATCCTTTTAATTTAGGTAGCAGGCCTGAACAGCCACCAACAGAAAAAGAAAAAGAAGGCAAAGACGTAACCTCTGCTGTTTCTCTTCTCATTGAGCTTTTAGGTGAGCGTACTAAATCTACTAGAGGCGAAAGAAACTATGCTGTTGGTGGTGCTGTAGAACCGGCAAACCCATCAGCAACTATGGGTACTGCTTCAACTACAGCAATAGCTCCCGGAATGGTGTCTGCAACACCACAAGCAGTGCCTACACAACAAGCTGCTCCCTCAACTAATGTCGTTGCTGCCGAAGTGGGTGCTCCTTCAGCAGTGGCTGAAGAGAAAATAGCAGCAGATGCTGCACAGGCAAAGGTTGCTGAAAGTTTAACTGGCGTTAAAGCGGAACAAGGCGCTGTATCTAAAGAAGCACTGGCACAAGCTGCCACTGTTGTTCCAACTGAGACAGCAGTGGGTAAGGAACAAGCTGCTCAAGGTGTTGCTACACAAGTGGTTGCCCCACAGAAAAGAACTGTACAAGCTGGAGAGATTGTTAGTGGCTCTGCTGTAGATCAGAAACAAGTTGAAGAAGCCTTAGCTAAGACACAAGCTGCTCAAGGTGTAGTGACAGAAGAGATGACCACACAAGGTCAGCTTAACAAACTGTTGACAAGCTTTGATGCAGGCAATCCACCACCTTGGGCTTCTGCCTCTATGCGTAGTGTTACAGCACAGCTTGCAGCTAGAGGACTAGGCGCTAGTAGCATAGCGGGACAGGCCATTGTTCAAGCTACATTAGAAGCTGCTCTTCCCATTGCTGCCACTGATGCCAAAGTGTTTGAAACGATGGGTTTACAAAACTTGTCTAATAGACAGCAAACAGCAATGGTGCTGGCAGAACAAAGAGCTAAATTCTTAGGACAAGAGTTTGATCAAAACTTCCAAACTAAAGTATTGAATGCTGCTCGTATTGCTGACATCGCTGATAAAAACTTTACCGCTGATGTAACCATTGCTTTAGAGAATGCCCGTTTGACAGGCACAATGGACTTACAGAACTTGTCAAACAGACAAGCACTGGTGTTAGCTAAGACAGCACAGGTGGCTAGTTTGGAAACAGCTAATCTAAACAACAGACAACAAGTGGCTGTAGAAAATGCTAAGGCTTTCTTAACTTTAGATGTTAAGAACTTAGACAACAGACAACAGACAGCTTTGTTTAAAGCTAAAGAAATTGCTGATTCAATTATCT